AAACATCCACGACCTGTGCAAGTGCGAGGTCATGCCCATCGCGGCCGACGTGGACCCGGGGATCCGGCTCAACGAGGTCGACGTCGCACAGTTCTATGAGGACGCCGGGGGCACCCAGGCGCCGGAGTTGAAGCGGACCCGGTACGTGGTCGAGGAGCACGGCGAGTACGGGCCGGTGCTGGTCCGGCAGGGCGACGCGTTCCGTGACCGGTCGAAGGTGGCGTTAGAGGACGACCCCGAGCGGGCGGGTCGGCTGCTGACCCAGGCGTTGCCGGTGCTCGCCAGCATGGAGGCCGGGGGCGCAACATCCGACGCGCAGCTCGCGTATCAACGCGACCTTGTGGAGCGGCTCACGTCTATCGTGGGCGGTGCCGCAGCATGATCTTCTCTGCCACCGTGGCAGGGGCGCCCGCTATGGGCGAAACCCGATAAGGGGAAACAGCATGACCGTTCCGACGCCCGAGCCCACGCCGACCCCGGAGCCCACGCCGACCCCGACGCCGGACCCGGCCCCGCAGCCCACCCCGACGCCGCCGTCGACGGACGAGCCGAAGTTCCCCGCGAACACGCCCGTCGCGCAGATGAAGCCCGAGGAAGCCGCCGCCTACTGGCAGCACCAGAACCGCAAGCAGGAGGGCCGCGCCGAGGCGTACCACAAGGCTGCCGGGGGCAAGTCCCCCGAGGAGATCGCCTCCCTGATCGCGGAAGGCGAGAAGGCCCAGCGGGAGCGGATGTCCGAGCAGGAGAAGGCCGTCGAGGCTGCGAAGACCGAGGGCGCGAACGCTGCTTCCGCTCAGTGGAAGGTCGCTGCCGTGGAGGCTGCGTTCGACATCGCGCTCGCGCATCTGGACGACACGGCGCGTGCTGAGGCCCTGGGTGTTCTCGATCTGTCCAAGTTCGTGTCAGAATCGGGCAAGGTCGACACCGCTAAGGTGCGGCAGCACGCCGAACGCATGGCCCCCGTTACGGGTGGCGGCGGAACGTCCCGTTTCGACTTCGGGGCAGGCAATCGCGGCGGGAACGGCTCCGAGTCCGGAGTCTCCGCTGGGGAGGCGCTCTTTGAGCGCCGACACCCGAAGAAGACCACCACCACTCCGTAGGAGGAAACATGCCTCGCCTCGTAAGCGAGACCTTCGGTGGTGGGGATCAGTCCTGGCTCGGTTCGTCGCACGGCATCCACGAGTGCCGGACCGAGACCCTCGACATCTCCACCTTCACCGCAGGGACTCACTTCCCAGCCGGATACATCAAGTCCGGCACCCCTGTCGCGAAGGTGGGTGGCGTCCTCGTCCCCTACACCGTCGCTGAGGGCACCACGACGGGCGCCGGTGTTCTCGCCGGGTTCCTGTTCACCGACCAGAAGGTCTCGGACGCGACGAACGGCGACATGGCCGTTCCGCTCCTCGACCACGGACGCGTCAACGTCGCCAAGGTGCCGTACGCCGCGTTCGCCGCCCCCGTCGCAGCCGCCAAGGCCGCGACGTCCAACTTCGTGTTCGTCTGAGAGGAGTGACCGATCATGCCGCTTTACACTGATCTGATCGACCCGGCCACTCTGTCGGGCTACGCCCGGCGCTCTCTGGCCGAGTACGAGCTCACCCAGGGCTCCCTGGCCGTGTTCCTCCCCAACCGGGAGGTCGCGGACATCATCGCGCGTTTCGTCGTCGGCCAGTCCGGTCTTGTCGACGTCGCCAAGTGGCGTGCGTTCGACGCTGAGCCGGAGATCGGCAAGCGTCAGGGTGGAGTCCGGAAGACCATCGAGCTGCCTGCTGTCGGGCAGAACATCCCGGTCTCCGAGTACGACCAGCTCCGCGCCCGAGGCGGCAACGTCTCGGACCAGGCGCTGCTCGACACCATCCTGTCGGCCACCGACCAGGTGATCCGTGCGGTCGCTGACGCGGTCGAGCGGATGCGTGGCGTGGTGCTCAACACGGGTATCGCCACGTTCGGCACCCTGGGCACCGACAACTTCGCGCCCACCCCGGACGACTTCGGTCGCGCCGCCGGGCACACCGTCACCGCCCCGGCTCTCTGGTCGGTCGCGAACACGGACGCCATCGGCCAGTTGCAGGGCTACATCGACACGTACGTGGCGGCGAACGGCACCCAGCCGGGCGCCATGCTCATGTCGCGTCGTGCGACCCGAGCGCTGGCTCGTCTCGACCAGTTCAAGTCGCAGCTCATCGGTGGGGCAACCCGTCCGGCGTCGCTGACCGACGTGAACGACACGATCTCGATGGAGGGGCTCCCGCCGATCGTCCAGTACGACCGGCAGGTGCAGGTCAACGGCTCGGTCGTGAAGGTGATCCCCGACGACCGCGTCATCCTGCTGCCCGCGCCGGTCGACACGAACGACTGGATGGGCACCGAGCTGGGGGCGACCTTCTGGGGTCGCACCCTGACCTCGCTGGACTCGGACTGGAACCTCACGTCCGACATGCAGCCGGGTCTCGTCGCGGGTGTGTACCAGCACCCGAAGCCCCCGATGGGGTTGGAGGTCATCTCCGACGCCATCGCGATGCCCGTCCTCGCGAACGCCAACCTGTCGTTCACGATCGACGTGCTCTGATCCACCCCTGAGGCGGGGGACCGGCCCTCATCCCGGTCCCCCGCCTTCGGTCAGCACCAGCACCCAGAACTAGGAGAGTCTGATGGCAGGCAAGAAGCTCGCACGGAACGTCAACATCAACGGCACGACCTACCTGGCTGGCGAGTCGGTCCCGAAGGACATCGCGGACCAGATCACGAACGAGAAGGCGTGGCAGGCCGACGAGGACGCTCCCGAGCGTCTCGTGGAGGAGGACTCCACGGAGCCCGCCCCCAACGCGTCTCGCGAGGACATCGAGGCCGCGAAGGTCAACGCCGACGGCCCCGCGTCTCCTGCCGAGGCTGCCGCCGCGCGGAAGGCTGCTGCGGCGAAGTCGCCCGGCATGAAGTCCTGACCCACCCTGCATCATCGAGCCGAAGGTAGGAGGCGGGCATGGCCGAGTACATCCAAGAGGCAGACCTCGCCGCCTACCTTCGGACCACGATCACCGGTGGTCAGGCTGACCTGTTCATCGAGCTCGCCAACGGGCTCGTCACCGACATCATCGGGGACATCGACCCGGTGCCCACCCAGGTGCGGGCGATCACGTTGGAGGTCGCTGCGCGTGCGTGGCGCAACCCTGACGGGTACTCGTCGGTGTCGGAGGAGATCGATGACTTCACGAAGACGGTCCGCCGTGAAGGGGACGCGTTGACGTCGCCGGGCGTGTACCTCACCGACGCCGAGACGGACCTGCTGTTGGGGCTGTTGGGGACGCGTGGCCCGCAGGTGGGGTCGATCCGTCTGAACGTCCCCAGCGTCCACTACGTGGGAGCCACGGGTGCTGATTACTGCGGGTGATGTGGCGTCGACCCTGGCCGAAGGGCGGGCGGCGTTCCTTGTGATCGCGACCGACACGGTGCTGGTGACCCGTGCGGACCCGACGGCCCCGTTGCCGCCGCTCAACCCGGACGGCACCCGCCCGCCGCGCACCCAGAAGACCGTCTACCAGGGGCCGGGCCGGATCCAGGTCCGCTCCGATGTGAACTCCAACGTGGTCGACGTGTCCATCGGTGGACAGTCGGTGGAGAACTCGTACCAGACGGCGACCGTGCAGATCCCGGTCGAGACCCCCGCAGGGGCGACCGGGTCCACCGCGAACGTCCGTGTGGACGACACGGTGAAGATGATCTCCTCGACCCACGACCCCGAGCTGAACAACCGGCTGTGGCAGGTCCGCGCCCTGGGGAACAAGTCCCATGCGACGTCGCGGCGGATCCGGGTCACCGAGGCGGTGGCGTAGATGAAGGTGGAGCACAAGGAAGTCACGACTCTCGTGATCGACCTGTCCGAAGCCCCGTCGCGGCTCGCGGACAACCTCGACTCGGTGTTCGCCAACGAGGCCGACGCGCTGTTGCGGGACATGAGGCGCGACGCGGCCGGGCACCGGTTCCTCCCCAACCTTCCCTCCCATCTGCGGAAGTGGAAGCTCGGCCCGTTGTCGCATGAGGTCGGGTTCGTCACCGGCGACCAGGGGTCGATCGCGCACATCATCGTCAACGGGTCCGTGAACAATGCCCCCGTGTACGACTTCTATGGTCCGCTGACCCGCCGCACGGAGCCGTTCGTCCGGCACATCGCGAACATCGCGGAGGACTCGATCTTCACTACGGGTGCGTTCCGCCGATGAGGGTCGTAGACAACGCCGTCCTCGCCCACCTGGCGACCCTCACCCCGCTGGCACCGGTGGTGGGGGAGTACTCCGGCGATCTGGAAGCACGTGTCCACGACGGCTACGTCACCCCCGACGACAAGGAAGGCAAGGTCATCTCCAAGGCCCTGCCGTACGTCGTGTACCTGTCCAACGTTGGTGACGACATCAACCGGCGGCTCGCCGGGTACAACTCGCGGCGGTCGGTGTTCTTCGCGACCACCTACGTCGGGGACTCCCGTGAGCAGTGCAAGGTTGCCGGTGAGGCCGTCTACGCGGCCCTCGCAGACAAGCGGATCCCGGGGATGCCTGCGAACTCGGGGCGGATCCAGCTCGACACGTCTGATCGAATCCGTCGTGACGACGACGCAGCGCGTCCAGATGGCACGCCACTGTTCTACGGTGTGACCACGTGGTCGGTCGCCCTCGCCCGAGGGTCGAACCAGTGAACAACCGAGAAGGTTT